CCGAGACAGAGCATTGTTCATTACATTCGAGAAAGAGCTCGATCGCGCGCTGGTCTGCATCAGCAGCCTTTTCGTCCTGAAACTTCGAAAAGACGGTTGATAACAGAACAGCAGCTTGGAAAGTCTTTATGTCAGAATCAGGGCAGGGGTGATAGGTAGCATCTAAAGGATGCTCGCCTAAGACCTCCACCATGGCTGGCAAGAAAGACTTTAAGTCTTCTTTAAGCGCTGCAAAAAGAGCAACAGGTTCAGAAACCATATTCCACCTCTGCAAGTGTTGAAGACGTCAGGAGTTATTACATAACTCCAGAGATCACAGTGTCACCCATTCCAGATGAAATCTGGCTAAGGGCGCCAATGTGAGCCGACAAGGCAGCGCGAACACTGTTCGCATCTGCAACGTCGGCACCGGCCGGTACATCGATGTACGTGCGAACGAACATCGTTTGTACAGGCTGGCCTGCAAGCGGAAGCACACCCTTACGGGTGAGCAACTGCGAGCGATTCGTCCCAACGTTCGCAATCCGGCCCGTTACCGGGTTCGGAGATCCGAGGACCTTAAAGGCCTTCGGTCGGTAATACGACACAGTAAACGGACTACCCATCGAATGTGCGGAAACGCCGGTCTGCGTGCCAGTAATGGCAGAGACAGCCCATTGTTTCCCATTGATGTCAGTAGCGACGTCCTGTGTGATAGTATAACCGGGGGTGGTCAGGCCAGTTTGGGCTGAACCTGTGATGTTAGCAAGTGAGATCGTCATAATGGACCTACTAAAAGTGGTTAGACGAACCGAATGGTACGCCTTTACTGCTTAATAGCGCCTATTACAAGACGATGTTGTAGAATAAAGGCAGTCATGTTCATCAGGCTCACCGGATAGGTAGGAAGTTCGAACCTAAACGACGGGACCGAAAGAACAGGGACGTCTCGATTCACAGCTGTTGTAATAAAGCGGTAAAACCCAGGAGCTCCTCCGTACTCGACAAGCGAAGAACCAAGAGCAAGCTTTGCCTTAGCCAGGTCAGGCGTAGCATAGACTTCCGTATGAATACTTCTACGGATAGTACGTCCATACCATGCTAAACCAGTTAAGTCAATAGTAAGCCCTTGGAGAACTTCACCAACGTTTACGAAGTAATCAACTAACCAACTCATAGGAAAAACTTCCCAAAGAGTCGGAACGAAGTCCTCAATTGCAAGGTGGGCATTGGTTGCAAAACCACGAATACCTGGGGCGGCCGCTTTAATGCGGAGTTGCCCGTAGTATTTGACGATTACGCGACCAAAACGTCTCCTATTGGAAACATACCACATGTAATTGTTAACTATGTTCGAAACCGTTGAGGTTTCGTAAGTTGAGTCCTGGTCCTCGTACTTAGCCTTGACGTTGACGAACGTATCCTCATCGATTTGATCGCCCACTTTTGCAAGAAGGGCTTCAATATCTTTGAAGAACGGACGAAAACCAAAGCGATACTCGAGCCAGGTGCCCGTTATAGCGCGCAGTTTATCCTTCTGCCTGAAGTTCCGAAAAGAGGGTTTCTTAGCCTCTTTTAGAACAGCAGTCAGGTAGTCATTCAAATGACGGCGGATAGACTGTAGCGGATGACGAACAGTATGGATAGTTTCACGCAGCTCACCCAGAAAGTTACTCCCATTAAAAGCGGATTTGGCTTCCTGGATGGCTTTGTAGAAATTAGCCAGAGCCCTGTTGTTGGCGCTAGAGTACGAGATGCCAGTTGCAGTCCACACAGTGGAATCTAACAAGAAACCATTAGTGTAAAGACGGTAAGCTGGCTGGGCGCCAGGTTTTACAATCATGTAAAACTTGGCAGGTCTGTAGAATTCAACGTCAAAGCCTTCAGCAGAGAATGCTGTAGTAGCATTCTGATGCCGATCGATGAGGGCCTTAAAACCTTTCTGGCCAACACCGTTGCGTCTTGCAGTAAAAGCAAGATTAGGAAATGACGTAGAAGACAAAAGAACCCCAGTTTGGTCGCTGCTAGTTGTAAGTGCAGCTTGAAACCGAAGGTTCTTCAATACCAGACCCATAAGCCCTCCCATATGATTGAGGTTGAACCCAATCAGGGGTTGCTCTACGGCTGTAGGAAAACATAACCGTACATGATAAGATACGTAAATTTAAACTTATGCAAAAGAGCATAAGCCATCGACGCGGACTTATCATTATACAGTTATCCTATAGCACGAGGG